TGGATTCACCGTGTGCGTCGCGTAGCGACGCGTCCAGCGATAGTAAGTACTTACTATCACGCTAAAGCGACCAGCTACGACGCTTAAAAAATAAATGACTTTTTTTATGATTAGGTATTTACTTTATATATACTTGGGCTATACTATTTAAATAGTTAGGAATTACCCTACCTATTTAAAGGAGAATATTATGACTAAGTCTAATACTACTAAAGCTGTAAAAACTATCGCTCCTAGCGTTAGTGCTCAAACTCTTTCTTACGTGTCTGGTAAAGCTAGGTCGGAAGAAAATATCAAGCGTGCTAAAGCCGTCTCTGGTATGTCAATGGAAAAAGCGTTAGCTCATTATGCTACGCTCTATCCTAAAGGTGCTAAAACTCACCTCAACTACGATATTTCTAAAATCTGTAGTCTCAAGCTAGGTTAATCCTAGCTTTTAAAGGGTGGCTAATAAGTCACCCTTTTTTTATACACGACACACAGATCATGATCCATGGTCCACCGTCCTTCGTTTATGTGGTTTTCTTCGTTTTCTTCGTTTTCTTCGTTTTCTTCGACCGTGGGTCGCCGAGCGTAGCGAGGCGATCCCGATCATGATCGCCATGGTGATGTTGATCGTGATCTTCTTCGACGGATCATGGTGCACGGACCGTGGTTCTTGGTCCTTGGTTCGTGGTCTGGGGAGCGGAGGGAAGGATACCCTCCCCCCTTTTCGTGGTCCAGGGATTTTTGTGCGTGGTCTGTGTCCCCCCCTTTTCCTAGTTCTCTCTTATATAGGAACTGTTGCAGTCTTTACAGCAATCGTAAAACCATTCTCATCCTTTATGTGAGGTATACCACGTACCACCCACCAAGTACCCTATTACCTGCTTACAGCCAATAGGTCGCTAATAGGTTAGCCAATAACCATAATAGAAGGACTAGTGGAAAGACTTTAACCAACACACCCTATTGGCATATTGGCTAAAGTGCTTGAAAAATGAAAAAAGTTTTTTCTTCGAAGAGTTCCTATAATAGGCAGGGGTTTTTTATGACATGTTCTGGTGTCTGACCAAGTACGCATAATCTTCATCAGCATAAGTATAATGGCAGATAAATATATATTCATCGGTCGTAAAGGTATATATATGAATACCATTTACGTCGCCATGGTCTTTAAATTTAAAGTTATAAAGTTCTTCCGCATCTTTGACTTCAGACAATATCTGTTGAATATACTCCGCAACAATTGAAGGGTCTTCTTCTATTTCATCAATGTAAACTACGTCTACAGATCTATGGCCAATTTCGTCGCAAGATTCCCAATTAAAGCAATCCCCAAATTCAATATTTATACTCATATTAAAACCTAATGTATTCTGTTAGAGCGGACGCTAAGCTAGAGCCATTTAAACTAATAGCTACAACAAAGTAAGGGTTAGTTTTTTCTTCATCCTGAGCTATTGAAACAATACTATAATCGCCAATACCTGGAATCCTTGAGCTATCATACACCGTATGAAAAGTAAGCGTTTCTAGATATTCTTCAACATGGTCTCGTGTATCATGAACTTCGCTAAAATACCAACTAATTTCAGTTGGGTTTTTAAAAGCAAGTATGTCTTCTATAACACCAGCCACTCGTTGACCGTCAGGATAATTACCTACTTGACTTTGAAGTTCGGCAATAAACTCTTTAGTATTAAGTGGTTCTATCATAATTAGTTCTCCTTTATAAATTAACTATAAATAGTATAGGTTTGATCACTTACAGGGTATATAAAACTCAAGCGATAACTACTTGAGTTTTGACCGCATAAGACCTTTTACGCTTAGAGTTTTATCCCAGCGTTCTTGCATTTCCTCGTTCCATAGAGTATCAAAATAGTCGGCAGGACACGCAGGATGGTCTTCTTTCATAGTACTTATGAACATCTTGTAGGTATAGCCTTCTCCATGTATCAGGCACTGGGCTGTGGCTTGTGCATCAATCATTACGTCTTTTAGTCTACTCATCGTTTTTCTCGGTTATTGATTCTATATCTACGTCTGTTGAAGTAGCTTCGCCACCACTAGAGTAGCCGTAAACTTCGCCTTGGGCTATAGCATGTTTTTTACTCTCAGCCTCTACAGTGATGTAATGCGTATTAGTCACTATTACTTTTACTTCGTATTCTTTCAAAATATTCTCCTTTTAAGTTATAAATAAATAATAGGGGTGATCATTAGTAAGGTAAAGGAACGTCAAGTTTTAAACAGCTGTTCTATATCTATACTATCTTTATTCTGGGTTCCGTAGTGGTAACCAGCGTAGTATTGGTCAGCAAACTCTCGGTAGCAATCACTACCATTTTTGCGTTCCCTACCATTGACAGCGTCTTGTACGCCATATCGGTAAGCATTTTGTTGAGCCTTGTACTTGGCTTTTGTTTCTGGGTCTAATTTATCATACATATTATTTTTTCCTATCGGTCTTGTGTGGTTTAGAAACTACTCGGTCACGCAAACCACTGGTGCTAAAACTATGAGTTCTGGAGGTAAAGTATATTTCTCCAGACTCCCTACTTATTTCCATGCCAGTAAAGCCACGGTCTTTGTAATCATCTCCTACAAATCTTATATCTATATGAGTAGACTGTAGTAAATCACAAAGGCTAAGTTCAGTGTCGTAAGGCAGTATTTCATCCACATACCTTACAGCCCTTAGTTGTATGTAGCGTTCGTACATACTTTGAACAGGGTAATTTTTATTTTTGCGGTCTAGGGTGGGGTCGGTTTGTAAACCTACTATGAGCCAGTCACAATTTTCTTTAGCTTCTTTAAGCATAACAATATGACCAGCGTGTAGTAAATCAAACGCTCCGCAGGTAAAACCTATCTTATTCATCTTTCTTAAACAAGCCGTCTTCTAACGTACCTGTACGGTCTTTAATTTCATCGTATGCTTGGCTTACACACTCGGTAAGACTTAGGTCAAGTTGCTCAGCTAGTACTACTAAGCAAACAAACACATCACCTATGCCGTCAGAGGTAGACCACTTGTCTCGGTAGGCTATGCCTTTAGCAAGTTCGCCTACTTCTTCAACCAGTTTAAGCATTTGTTTTTCAGGCTGAACGTCAGCGGTCAACAGACCACGTTGCCTAGCCCATGTAGTAATAACTTCTTCTAATAGAGTTAAGTCTCTTTGCATATATTCTCCTTATATTAACTATACATATATTATAAGTTTGATCAACCACACCTAAAAGGTTTATCGTTAGAGGTCTTCTAAGTGCCTAACGATTAAATAGACAGCCAAAACTATAAAAAGCCAGATTATAAACCCAGCTCCAAAAATGTAACCAATTATTTCTATCATAAAATTAAAAGACGCATGGCACTGGAACTTATGAACACCAGTGCCACACTAGTAAGAACAGGACTAACATGAAAGGAGGAAAACCTGTTCTTCGTTAATTGCATTTAAAAACTTGCCTCCTGAAGTACCACATCTTTTTTGCGTTTATCTAAATAGGATCTTACTATTTTCCCGTCTGGGTAGTGTAAGTCCCAAAAATCATCTTGTACGTTATGCATCATAGTCGGGAGGTTGTGTTTTTCCTGAGCTATTTCTTCTCTGCGTAAATCTACTATGTGTTTATATTGCATCTTTATACTCCTAAAGGGTCAACAGGTATGAACTGCATAAAAGGTTCTTCTTTGTACCCTTCTTGTATCCATCTAACATATTTATCTTCTACGCTTCTAGGATGATATGTGGCGTCAGTAGTTTCGCCTTCATCATTATAGCCAACTATTACTGCTTTACCAGCAAAGTTGTAATTACTGGGCACCCACCTAAAATATCTATTAGGGTTTCTACATAAACCGTCATCATCTACAATGAGCATGTTGTTATCATCTAGAGTAACGATATCAATGTGGTCAATTTCCATCCACTTTTTTATTTCTGACATGTAATCGTCAAGGGGTGGGTGAGCTACTCGTATTTTTTCTTTAAAAGGGTCAATAAGTATTGCTCTTAATCCGTTTAGTTCTTCTTTCATAAACTACCTCCATAGTTATTTTTATTAAGATATATAAATAATAAGGTAGATGTATATAGGATAAAAGGAAGGTGGGGCGATAAAAACCCCACCTTATGAGGTGCTTTAAGCAATTTTGAGAGTCTTAACTTTCTCAATGTCATACCTTAAATCAGCCATTGAATACAGTCCTGTAGCTATCGCTTCCTTGACTGTTTTACCACTAACAGCTTTGACACGGTCATTGTTTGCCTCAGCTGTCACCTTTTTACCTGTAGCACTAACAATGCTATCAGGATTAAATTTGCCAAACCTCACTTTAGGTGTTGCTTTGGCTACTGTGCTTTGCTTTTTAGCAGAAGCAAGAGTAGGTTTTTTTGCTAATGATTTAGCCATAATATATTCTCCTATATATGTTTACTATATATAGTATATACACAGTAAAGGAATGTAAAGGATAATCAACTAGTAATTAGTTTTTATTTTGAATGTATGCTTGCTTAGAAAGGTAGAAAGTTTTTAGAGCATCTTTAACACGTAGAGCTTCATGTTCTCTGGCTTCGTATTGATCATGTTCTTCACGTATCTCCGCCAGTTGCATTATACCCTCAGGTACAGCATACTCATCGCCGTAGCAATTTACATACTGAAATAGAAGATCTTTTGAGCCTTCGTAAATACCATTAGGACCTGCACCAAAGGCATCAACAGGTTTATATGGACTTTTGTGTTTATTGGCTTGTTCGTTTCTTAAACACTCTTGACTACAGTATTTTGCCCAAATACCTACATCAGTTTTATGAGGAATAATTTCCCCACAACTCATGCAGATAGGCTTACTGGACACAACCCTGAGGAGTAGTTGATTTAACAACTGGTTTTTTATCTAGGGGAGATGTATCCCCAAGGCTATGTGTTCTTTTACCACACTTTTCGCACTCATAAATATGTGCTAGAGTGCCTAGTTTAGTAATGGTGTGCGAGTTAACCCACTGATGACTCATCTTTACCTAGCATTTTATCAACAACGTCTCTGTACATATCACCGACACGCAAACCGATTTTGATATTATTTAAAGCACCGTGAATACTAGACCCACGCAAAGCGTCTGGTTCTTTTTCTAGTAATTCGTTAACTGCTTTCTCTATTATTATCATAGCGTCTTCTACTTCTGGTCTCATAATATTCTCCTAAATTAAAGTATACCTAAATTATAATATAGATCACTTAGTTCCCATAACTTCATCAAAAGACTTTTCTTTTATCTCATAAAAGTCCACGTTCCTTACTAACACGTCATCGGTAGGTATATCTAAGCTCTCGTAAACAGCGTTGGTTTTAGTTTCTTCAAGAGTCACACGTTTCTCTAAGCGTTCAAATTGTCCTTGGTTTGCTTTCATGATTGCTTGCTCAGGGCTGGTAGCCTTGACTGGAAAAAAATCCACTTGCATAATAGTAAAAGGAACATAATAAGTATTAAGTTCTGTGTTATCGTGTACGAGAGTGAGTTTTGGTTTTGACATGTTATTTCCTTATATAAAAGCGTGGGGCTATGATAGATCTACTAACAACCACCCCACTAAGTTAAACTGCGTTTTATGGCGACTTGAGTTTCACACTTAGCCACTTATGGATTCTTCACCTCTTACAAAGTAGCGTTTTCCTTCTCGGCGACTTTCGGCTTACGCTTAACCTAGTTTTATTAAAGCTTAGATCTAAAATAGATAAAAGCTTCTTCTTTAGATTATTATACTAGTCAAATGCTCCTAATAACCAAAAGACTAGTAAATATCTATCACCTTTTTCTACTGGCAAGCCACGGTGCATGTGAGTGAAGCTAGGAAACATTAAAGCAGTTCCGCTAGGCAAAGGATCTACAATCCCTCTACCATGAAACTCAGTTCCGCCTCCTGTATATTCCCCAGTGTTGAGAGGCACTACAACACTAAGATCGGCTGAGGAGTCATGATGCCACGCTCCTTGTTGTTTGTCTACTATATTATAGTTAGCTATTTGAATACTTCCTGGGCGAGCAGCATGTCTTTGCCATATAGACATAAACGCAGGGTTCAAGTAGTTAAGTGCCACGCTCCAAAGGTTATCAAATAACGGAGGACAGTTATCGTGCAGGGTTATTTCTGGTATCTGCCTTAGTACATCTTCCTCAGGGTTAGGGTTGAATCCCAGATATTCTTCCATGTGTTTTATTTCATCTAACATCATAGTGCAAAATTCTGGAGTAAATAAAGGCATAGTATAAACATCAGGGAGCACTTGCGTAACATACTCACCTAACGTTGTTTTTAGATCTTTTTGTCCTTCGTGTATTTCGTAATCTTCAAAATCTGCCTCGGCATCTTGTATAAGTGCTAAAGTTGTTTTATTAACACACCACTCACTATTGACACCTAACAGTGTATTCCTTAGTCTGTATGGAGCTAGTTCTTTAATTCTTGACATACTATTTTCCAAATTTTATTTAGTCGACTTGACTTCATCAGTAGATGAAATTTGTTGTATAAATCTCTCATGTTGTTCTCTTTCTTCTTTACTGGGTCTCTTAATTGAGAAGCCCATAACTTTACCTGAGTGTAATGCTTTACTGGCTGCAGATCTAATCTCAGGATACTCAGACTCTACAGCATCTTCCATTTCAAAAATCATTTTTACTATGTCTCTAGTCATAGCCCAGACCTAAAAGTTAAATTAATTCTTTCTTCGGCTAAAGGTAAATCAGGCACAGCGTGAGTGCTTTTCATTTGACTGTGTCCGTCAAATATAAGTACATCACCATGCTCTAAAATATAAAATGTTTCTTCGTTAAGAAAATTTTCTTCAAAAAATATATCGCTAGTATTAGTGTGTTTTTTGATAGGGTTTTGGTAAGTACGCCAAGCAAACACACGAGGACCACCAAAACTAATTGAAACTACAATGTCTTCTAAAGTAGGTACTGTATCACTGTGATGAGGTATACCTACACCGTTGTCCCCATAGTAACCACAAAGACAAAAGGTAAACTTAACTTCTTTATTGTATACATCACTAGCTAACGCTTCAGCTCTTTCTTTTATAAGTTTCATTTTGTAAGTCCACGGTTCTGGTTCCATGTACTTACCAGCATACTCAAACGGTGCGTCACCAAAGCCACGACTAGGTCTACCATAGACCATACCGTTCTTAGTTTTACGAACTACAGGTTCATCCCAACGATCAAACTCAGGTTGAAAGTAGCTAAACGCTCCCTTTAGGTAGTGTATATTCTTTGTCATCATCTTCTATCTCTGCTTCTATTATCTTACCACTAGGGAGTATGCCCCCAGTTTCTTGATAGAGTTGTTTCATACGTTCTAATACTTCTTCTTTAGACATAACATCAACTCTATTTACAGTCATCTCACTACGAGTTACATATAGTCCTGCTGCTTTACCCCTAGCCACTTCCGCAGCAACTGCAGCAGACCACGCACCATTACGCATAGCTCCTTCTCGTATATCTTTTAAGTCTACTAAATGGGTAGCTAAATCTAGTTCTACTCTTTTACTGGCTTTTTCTTGTAAAGCTTGTATCTTTTGTTGTACTAAAGGGTTCTCGTCACTAGCCAGTACATACCCTGCTTTTACAGCATTCTTTTCACTGTACCCTGCATCTATGGCTGCATCTTTTTGAGACATGCCTTTTGCCACGTTCTGTGCAAATTTTTCTTGTTTGGGGGTTAATTTCTTTTTCTTCATTCGTTAAGATACTTAAAAGCTAATATTAATTTAAGATTATTATGCCTACGTTCAACAAACTTTTCAAAATCTTCGTTCTTGTCTACTAACATTAATATGTCAATAGGTACAGCATAGTCATATAAATCCCAATCCTCGTAGGGGAGGAAACCTTCAGTAATCCAATTTTTCTTAGCCATGCTCATATTATAACCTAATTCATTTTAAGAATCGTTCTATTTTCTATATCGTATACGTTGAGCTTACTGAATGCTTCGAGAGGACAATCAAGAACTGCTTCTATAATTAATCCTTCTTCATTAAACGGTCCAATAATTTTAATTCGTATATGAGGTTCAACTGATTCTCCGTTAGCGTGTTCGTGTAACATCAAAGGTAATACAGGGAAAATAACTGAGTCAGGATTATACCCAAACTTTTTTACAGCTGCAATAAATTTTTTGATGTTGAGGCTTCGGTTAAAGTTTTTTTCTATGGCTAACTCATTAGCACTTACAAGTTCTTTATAGGACATAATCCTAGCTTGATCAAAAAAGTCATCTTCTATTCTGTTCGCCATACTCTCAGCATTTTAGTGCCTTCTTCCTCGGTTGTTCTAGTTACTAATCTAACTCTATGCCTACCTGAATAAGCAGACGCAGCAGTTCGTAAACGTGTGACTTCTAGTTCGTTATCCTCAAACGGAATAGCAAAACTGTCACCAATTTCTAAACGATGAAACGACCACTTCTCTTTATAGTTAGGGAGAGGTACATCTATATTTTTCTGTATCTCTACCATTTTGAGTTATCAGTAATATCAAATAATCTTTTACATTCAAGCATATATTTTTTAATTGCTTTCCCAGCAATACCAGCCATAGTCATTCCGTGCTCGTCACAAAAATCTTTTAACTCTTTGTGGATATCTGGTTCTATATTGATAAATTTGTTTTTATTATCTTCTGACATATTCTTCTCCTATTTAATATAACAAAGGTATATATTAATATAGATCGTATAAAGATAATAGGGCTGATGTATAAATTATATGAGCCTTTTTAAGCGTTTGATCTAATATAGGGTAGGTAGGGGTAGGTTTATAAAAAGAACGTCTCTAAAACGGTCACAGTAAGTTTACGCTACTTGATCGCTATAAAAAGGTACTTTAAAAACCTTAATACATCTGTACTTGCTGGCATTATTTTTAATAGCTTTGACAACACATTGAGCTATTTGATCACGGTGTTCTTCTACCCAAAAATCAAACTCCCCTGCGTTATATATCTCAGAGTTTATATCGACTTTGACTAATAATCTAGCAGGGGTTTGTTCAACTTGATTTGGGTTACTGTACACCATTTCCCAAAGCAATACATAATTAGGTTTAGCTTTTCTTGACATACCCTAATTTTATATCATATTTGATGTCATTGATATTGAGCACACCTTTGTCTAAAACATCTTGTATGGTTTTAATATTTTTATATTGTTTCATACGCTCTTTGTTTTTACTAGACATAGGAACTTTATCAGTACGTGTTAGTTTTTGACTAGTGTCATACGGATCTCTAGCACTAATCTCATTACAATAGTTGTTGGGTTTGGGTATATCTATTTGAGTTTTATAACTGCGTTTCATATCAATGTCCTCTGGTTTGATAGCTCGTTTATAAAAAAGATTCCAAAGTTTTGTTTGACAATCTTTAGGGGTTTTAAAAGTTTTAATTTTGCGTTTAGCAAATGTGTTGTATATTTCAATGGCTCTACCCTCTGGGGAAATACAATTCTTAGCTGACATAAATGCAGGGTCACCAATACGTGGGTAACCCTGAACAATTTTATGTAGCTCCTTCATATGAACTTTCACCACCCTTGAATAATCAGGAGTGGTGAAACATAGAAACTCTATAGAATTATGCTGCTTCTGCATACTCTATAGCTTTAGACATAGCTCTAGTTTTTAAACTAGCACGAGCCCCGAACCATGCGTTATGCATTGCTGCGTCACGGTCATGACCCCACTTATGGTCAACTACAAATGTTACTGCATTCATAGCACCCCACCAAGTACCTTGGCTTGACTTAAGATTAGCTCCAGGCTGTAACTCAAGAGCCTCGTACATTTTGCTAGGTGTACGCTGGAACTCATCTAGCATAGTAGCACGAGCCACGTATGCTTTTTCATTCTTAGTATTCTCTAGTATCTTTTGCTCTAGAGCTAACTTAGGTTGCATAAGATCTGCTAGGTAGCTAACAACGGTATCCTTGTTGTATTTTCTACTACACAAGAACTCTGCTGCTTCTTTGTACTCCTTCATACGGTTGCTTGCTAGACCTAGTGCCTGCTCTGCAGAAACAATAAGGTCTTGGTCAAACACTTTAGTATGTGGCATTTTAAAATGTGGCTGAGTTTTATCAGCTAATGCCATAGACAAAGTATTATTACAAACCACACGGACTGGTGTAAACCTAATCTCGTTAGACTTACCCCACTCATGAGACACAGATACTAATAGGTTGCCTAATATCCTGTCGTCACCAGGCAAGGTAAAGCTTTCATCAACTTTAGCCATGCCCCATATCTGACGACCGTCTTTTAGAGAGCCTGCAGTTTCCATGGTCATATTACCTGCGTCAGTAAACTTCTTAAAGAAGGTAAATGCATCACGGTTTTGGGTTGGTATAAACTTTGGTCCACACGGTCCAAAGATTTGGTTATCACTATCTCTTACAAGTAGTGAGTGGTTAGGTGCCATAATAAGGTCGTCTGCCTTATCTGGGTCAGCGTTATCATATGTAAATATGTCACGCTTACTTACTGTCCAATCAAGTCCAGCTTGTACTAACATTTCTTCAGGTGTTAAGTTACTGTCAACTTGTACACCTAGCCCATGCCAGGGAACTTCCCCTGCATAAGCCATAGTTTCGACGGCTGCTGCCATAATATTCTCCTATAAATGCTTATTAATTATTTAATAAGTACTAATAATTATAAGTATAAAGGCTAGTGATAAAAGGATAATCTTAAAAGAATTTAAGATTCAATTGAGTATAATCCACCTTGTATAAGGAGTTCTCTGTTTCTTATGTGGTTTGCTGCTATTTCTTTTTTACTTTGACCTGTGTAATGAACAGCCATGTGATTGAGCACCATCAAATTATTTATATTAATTCCATCTACTATAACTGAACCTAATACTCTACCGAACTTACCTTTAGAATCTTTAAGTTTAGTTTGAATTATAATTTGTTTGCCTTGTTCTATTTTGTCTTGGAGATATTTTTTTGACAATAATCCACGAGCTTTTTCTTCAAGGTTTCGAGTCCTGCTTTCAGGTGTATCAATCCCATACAAACGAACGCGACACTTATGAAGAATACTAAAGCCAAGATCCAAAGTAACATCAATGGTGTCACCATCAACCACCCGATTGACTTGACAATTGTACTCATACATTATTTTTTCTTACGAGGTCTGCCTCTTTTCTTTTTGACTGTGGTGTAGGCTTCGTTTACGTTTGGAGTGCTGGGGTCGTCAGCGACGTATCGACCTTTTTTATTTCTTGCTCTAACAGTTTCTGTTTCGTGTAAAGGGTTAGGTAATTCTACAGAAGACAGGGGTGTGAAAAATTTTAATACTTTTTTAAACCAACTCATTTTCTTTTCCTTCTTGTTCTTGTAAAAGTTCTCGTTTTTGTCTTGGTAGGTAATCCTCCCAACAACGAACAACTATTAGTTTCTTTTCTACTTCTGTAAAAGTATTCCAGTCCCTAATCTCTGTGGCTGTTCTACCACAACCTTTACAAGTTCTAGTCATTCCGTACGTTACTGTGCAAATACCGATGCACGGAGAGTCGTGAAGACTAGTCGTTTGATGTAATGATCTTTGTGCCATCACTTTTACTCCTAATGAGACGGACATTTTTTTCTTTTAGCCATTGTCTCATTTGTTGCTTACGTTCTATTGTACTAATATTTGCATCGTATAGTAAAGTATTATAGTGGTCAGTATATACCTGATATCCACGGTAATAATCTCCTCCCCCTAACTCATTGAACCTTACTATCTGCCACACACGTTGTTTTGACATCTTGTATTTCTTCCCTATTTCTTCAAGCGTCATATCTGTGTTGAGAGTTAACATAAATATTTCAAAATATTTAGCTCTTAATTTTTCTTTATTACTTATCATGCGTAAAACTCCTTGTAGTTTGTTACAGCTGTGCCCCAGCTATTCCCTATTTCTGCGTCAACTTTATTCGGCACAATTAAAGGCACACAATCAGCCATTATTTGTATAATTTTTTCACAAGTTTCTTTTGAATCTACAGAGATATCTAACTCGTCGTGTACTTGTGTGTGGGCTAGTATGCCTTCCTTATATAGCTCTACCATAGCCTTTTTAGTCATGTCAGCAGCAGAGCCTTGTATAAGCCTATTCATAGCCTTGTAAGTAAACGACCGTTTAATATCCTGACCATATTTATGTAAAGCGTCTGAGTGTGGTAGAGGAGTTTCTCCGTATTCAAAACGAGGTTCATATAAATTAAACCTACATTTACGTCCTAACACAGTAGTAATAAACCCACGATTGTTTCCTAGCCTAGCACATTGATCTCGTAAACCTTTAATAAAAGGTACACGTCTATGAAAAGTATCAAATAATATTTCTGCTTCTTGAGGCGAAATATCTAACTGAGATATAAGTTTGTCTTTACCCATACCATAACTTAAACCAAGATTAATAATCTTAGCTTCTTTACGACTAATGTTAGCCATATCTGCCACTACTTGATGAAAGTCTGCGTCTTTATTTCGATAAGCATCTACTGCTTCATCTGCACCTTCTTGCTCAGTTTTATGAGCATAGTGTACAGTTAGTCTAGGCTCTTGTTGAGAGTAATCAAAAGCTCCCCAGTGCATATTGGTTTCTGGTACAAACACACTACGGATAAGCGGACCAATCTCATCGTGTCTAGCTGGTACTTGTTGAAGGTTTGGTTTACTACTACTGAATCTACCAGTAACAGTTCCTCCACGGTCAGAGCGTAAAGGATGAAGTTCCCCATGTATTCTACCTTTAACATTATGCTCTAGTATCATCTTATCTATAAAAGTAGTTCTTGCTTTATTAAGCTGTCTAGCTCTAGCTATATCTTTAGCAAGTTTATGCTCATGTCCTTCAAGCCACGCTGAAGTAAAACTAGGTGCATTTGTTTTAGCAGTTCTTGGATAACTTAAACCAGCACGGTCAAAAACAATAGCAACACTTGCTGCTGCCCATAAGTCAGGACTCACACCATAGTCTTTTTGTATGCCGAGCATAATAGTTTCTTCTTCTTTCTTTAACTTAGTGCCTACCTTTTCAGCTCTGTCTAAATCCACAGGCACACCTTTCCACCGCATGTCTAATAATAAAGGAATAAGTGCAGTTTCTAATGCATATATTTTTTGTACGTTTTCTTTAACTAACCCTTCTTTTAATATACCCCAGAGTTTTAAAGTTAATGCTGCATCTTGCTCAGCGTACTTACCTACATATTTAGCTGGTAGTTTATACATCTCACTTTTAGGATCTAGCCCAAAAGACTTTGCTGCTTCTTCAAGCATGCTTTCATCTTTTAATTCTCCTACATATCTTTGACCTAATTTATTAAGTGAATAACCAAACTGATTTTCATCTATAAGAGGTGCAGCAAACATAGTGTCGTGTATAGTTCCTTTAACTTCTATACCTAGACGTCTTAGCCAACCTAAATCATACAAAGAGTTATGAAAAATTTTGTCATTAGTATATGACATTTGTTTTATCATCCAGTTAGTAACGACTCGCTTGTCTAAATTCCCACCACCGACATGCTGTATAGGTAAATAGATAGCAAAATCTTTAGTCGCTATAGCTATACCAGTCACATACCCCTGACCTTCAAAAGCCCATGACGGTCCATGAGACATAAGTAGAGGGTCGTAAGTTTCTAGGTCAATAGCTACCTCTTTATAGTTAGCTAAGTCAGGTAGACTGCTAGGGGGTGACCAGTCAGTCTCTGGTGCAAACATACTACTTTGCATTAGTTTTATTAGCTTCAGCCTCTTCTAATAAACGAGTAGCATACTCCTCAACTAAAAACAAGTAACATCGTAAATCACGCACATCATCCAGTATACCAGTAGAGCTTGGGTCATCAAGTATGGCACCGATTACATCCCAATGACAATGCATTGATTGGTTTTCTATACGGTCGAACTTACGTGCTAACATCATAAAAGCACCGACGCCACCACGCTTACGCCAACTGTCACCATAACTTTTCTCGGCATGCTGTAACTGAGCTACGTCACGTTGAGCTAACTTTTCTATTTTATCAAAATTTGCAGGCATATTTTTCTCCTTAGGTTAATCTACTGGGGCATATATTTTGTTTACCAAAATAACACCATTTACATTTACGTTCACTAGGCTTAGCAGGAAACTCTGTAGTAGTAGTCATAAAAACTGCTCTATCATTTAGCCTCTTTTGTTTAGCCTCAACTGTTTCTTTATCGTATTGATAACGATCTAACTTACCATGGTCAAGATACCACAACTCTGTAGTAATAGTTTTAAGCTCAGGTAATCTATTAAACACAATAGAAGCGTAAAGCTCACACTGTTCTCTATGCCCTTCTTGGTTACCATCATACCTACCTGTTTTAAAATCAATTACCCTAGCGTTATCTTCACCCTCTATATGAACAAAAGCATCTACTTTAGCTCTGCCCCATGTGTCACTATCAAACCAACCTGTAGGTTCCCACTCTGTGGTAAAAGCCCAGTCGCCTTCACAAAGCACATGACCCTTTAAGTGTAAGTCTTTTAATAACTCAAAAGCTTCCTGAAACTCAGTCAACTGTTTAGGCATATCATCAAACCGACCACGTATATACTCTTCACAAAGCTTGTGAATATCTTTACCTCTATCCATAGCTTTATTCCCAGGTTCTTTAATACGTTGTATGTAGGCATACTCTGCTTTTTTAGGACAGTCTTCAAAAGTTTTTAGTCTACTGTAAGACCATTGTGCTATATTACTCATTTTTTATTTTCCTTATTTTTAATCGCTCTGTTTAACCAATTAAATCCAGCAGTACACCAATCAGAAGCAGCACAACCCTGAACTTCAATGAGTGCCTCTTCATATTCTCCTTGCTTATAAAAATACCACGCATCCTGTAAAGGTACGGCTACCTGCTCAAAGAATGGATCGATAAATGTTTTAGTTTCTAAAGGTTGACGAGTTAAGAAATTTACTAAATCTCCTTCCCAAATCTCTAATTCTGTATTGACTATAGGATAAGGGTTTATAGCTTTATTCTCATATGGATTTGGTGCGTGTTTAATACCATAGTAATCAAAAGCATCGTCAGCAGCAAGTTTGTCATACATCTCATCGTACACGTCTAAATATGCATGGAAGCTGTCACTAATTTGGGTATAACTACCCACTTCGACACCTACAAAACTAGCAACATATTCTTGTAGAAAAGCCATATGTACTACGTTAGCACCAAACGTTCCCCATATAACATCGTTAGATCTATTACTAACTGTCATCATGAGTTTGTTATTTCGTATTTTAAAATAAATAACAGTATTACAAGGCACATCTACACCTGCTCTATTTAAGTCTGCTTGAGGATCCCACATTTGTAGTACACATCTTCTATCCGTAGGATCTTTACGCAATCTTTCTATAATTAAACCTAGCTGATCACCACCAAAATGTTCTCGCCATCTATAGCCATACGCTCCATGTAGAGTAATGCCATCATCGCTGTACTCTTCCATACGTTTATTATAGTAATGTACATACTCTAGGTCGTTACAACCACCTAACATCCACAAGCTTTCCATAAAATGAAAGAAAGGGTTAGCTCTACGAATCTCTTCAAATAAAACTTTTTCTTTAGGGTTTAAAAATACAGTAGCTACTGGTCCATCAGCCTCGACTACTGTACCCACTCTACTTTCTTTTTCTTTATCTCTATAGTGCTGAAGTAAATCTAGCCCATGTATAAAACCATCGTTAACATTTCTACAAGTTATAAAATCCATTTAAGCTCCTTTATTATTTTGTTGTAATAAAAAATTGACAATTTTTAATTTGTCGGTTATCTCTGCCATTTGACCAACAAGTGCGTCAATCTCTACAAAAATTTGAGTGTGCTCTGGTATAACTCTTGGTGTATTTAATAATACATCTAAGTTTACACCGACTGTGTTTCTTCTACCTTCTAGTTCTGTTTTGTATGCTGTTAATATTTCAGAATAACTCACCATTTTTAGCTCCTGTTTTATATGCTTGTTTCCATTGTACCTTTACATCTTTTCTTATTGCCCCACCCCACGCAGTTTTAGTTTCTTTTTCTACTACTGAAACTACGTCAGGATGAAGTTCTTTTAAACGCTCGGCTCCTTCTGACTGTACATCTAAAGTACGCCATTCACTACAACCACCAGCAGCATTACTGCTACCTTGACCTTGAGCATAGTAATAACTCACTTTGCTAGGTAGACCTTTCTTTAATAATTGAAGATTTATATCAAAGTCTTCCATAACTTTTACCCTACCTACTTCTACACCATCAAAATGATCTAAGTTATAAGCTAGTACACGCATGTACCTAGTGTTTTCTACTGATAAATGCTCTACACGGTTATTACCTTCCCGAGCACTAACACCAACATGAGCGTAATCATCAAGCCACTTATCTATTAAACCAAACATAGCAGGGTACTCTTCTCCCTCTAAATAACGTAAATGCCAATCGTTATGTTTTTTACGAATATAAAAACGTAAATCATCATCAAGCATTACTATCTTATTAGTAGTAGCGTTCTCATGTATGTACTTACGTTTAGTTGCTATGTCATGAACAGACTCAGGACATACCATAATTTTACAATCGTATTTAGTGTACTGATCTGCTTCGTCATAATCTACAACTAACGTTACTTGTTGACGCAGTTCTTCAGGAAAGTAGGACAACGTAACTTGCTGGTCAGCTCTCCCCCTTGTGGGTATGTATATATTCATTTATTTACCTTATATTTTGCACGTGGTCTGCCTTCACCCAAACGTGTACGTTCATATTTATCGAACTCACAAAGGCAGTGTTCGATATCTCTCATCTCTAGTGGTAACATGTGTCCTTGTAAATAATCAGGAGAGCAATCTAGTAACTCTTTCATCTCAGTATTTAATTGTTCTTTTTTAATTGTTTTATTTAGATCCCTATGATGTATTCTATTCAAACCACGCTGAGCTCCAGGTCCAGGATTAGCCCAAGTCATAATATCTTTAGCATTCTTTAACCATTTAGTGTGGCGTAGATCTGTCACCACCTCGTAAGCCATAAACCCACTAAAACCAGCATGTTTTAAATAACCTTTCCATGTTTCTTCTAGTGAGTCTTCTATCATAGGTGGGTGATTATTGTATAACGGTGTTAATATTTTATCTATAGTTTGTTCTATTTTAGAACCACCTAACGTCCCTGTCAACATGTACGCACCAGTGTAGACTTTTTCTTTTCTAGCCATTCTACCCTGCATTATAGCTTTTAACCTTTCAGGATTCCAATGCTCAGGAAAACCAAGCTCTTGTAAAGTGTCTGGCCAATTGATTTGTCTAGCCACAGCCATAGCAAAAGGTAAATTATAATGGTCAGCGTAAGGCTCTCGCCAGTTAATTCGTATCCATTCTGTAACTCTATCTAGTTCACGGTACACGTTACAAAAACTATACTCATTTAATATCGCATCACTAGTCCACGGATACTTAACACCGTTCTGTCGACGTAAGTATATGATATGACGTTCGTTTAAATAATTAAAAAACTTTTGTACTTCTTCTTGATTCATGCTACTTCTTTAACCCACCAGTCAGGTTTAGGTGTACATTTATTCCACTCAGCGTAGTGCTTTTCATTAATTAAATAGTTACGATAAGCTTTAATAGGGTCAGCGTCTTTATACTGGTCTGGCATAGCTTGGGCAGGGGAATAAAATTTATACTTAGGTATTTGAGTAGGCACTTCTGCTAGTTTATCTTTTAGTTTAGTCCAACTAGCATGTACTTTACCATAGCGTTTAGTGTACTCGTCGGATAAACCGTTAAAGTGATTATAAAGCCATTTATAATTCATAACACTTTCCCTAGCCCAGATAGTGCAGGGGTGATTAAGGTGAGCAGTTTTATAAATACCGTTGAAGTCACAGTAAGCGTCACCGTTATAAACACGGTGCACAGTAGATAACATTTGAGCACTTTCTAAAGGCATCTTGACTACTAACTTATCAGGTAGCATACTTGCAGCTTTGAAAGGATCTTTATGTACATAAAATATATTCATATAATTTCTCCTATATATAATAAAATTTTACTTTACTTGTAAATAAAAAGTAAAGCTAAATCATCACTTTAAACTCTTTCCTAGTTCTCCCTTGTATTACATGTAAGTTTTGTTTAGTCCTAGTTACCCCTACATAAAACGCTCGACACTCGTTATCAGGGTTGATATAGAGCTCATCAAAAGTTTTAGTAGCCATGTCAGTAATAAGTACTACATTTTCACACTCCCCACCTTTAGTAGCATGTATAGTGTTCAACTTAATTCGTGAAGAATTTACTTTTTCTCCTTTACGAAGGCATGAAATAATATACTCACGTTGAGCATCTCCTATTAAAGCAAACGACTTGTGCCAGATACCATCTACTAATAAACCATAACTTTGTTTTAACTGATTAATATCTAACATTAATTCTGGGTCAGCTTGTTTCATTGTTTTATACCCAGTGCGCACACCTTGACCTGCTTTCATAAAACCGTAAATTCTTTTTATATTATGAGCTTTAATCTTTTCTCCCTCACGTAATCTTTCCCAGTCTAATATAGCGTGTATTAAATTTTCATTAACAGAAGATTTATTGCTCTTAGTATAAAAATATCCCGCAGTTCTTAAATGGTCTTCTACTTTATTCAGTAGATAATTATTACGAGCTAAGAACAACCAATCACCAGAACTGTAATCTAAATGTTCAAAGCTGTTGTGGTAGGTTACGCTTCCTTCATCTTCTCTAGGTATCCATGTTTTATGCCTACGATTTTTTATACGTTTAACAATATTTAAAGCTACGTCATGGACTTTTTTAGGTACACGATAACTTTGTTCTAGATATATTTCATTACCTCTTAAATTAATAAAGTGGTCAGGGTCGGCACCTGCCCATTTATATATTGCTTGGTCATCATCCCCAGCTATGTAAACATGATCTACACCTTGAGCTAATTTATGTATACATTTCCACTGTAACGCAGAAAGATCTTGAGCCTCATCTACAATTAATGCTTTGAGAGGTGGCACACTGTCAAAATCTACAAAACCAGAAAGCATGTCTGTATAGTCCATTAAGAAATTAGTTTGTTTATAATTTGTGTAACTCTTACAAAACCAATCAAAGTGCATCCAACCTATATCTGTTTTAGCCCTTGACCATGTTTCTCTATATCCTTCACATTTATTCCTAGCCATATTTTCTAAGAATAACATACTATCACCTTTAGAGTTTAACGCCATTAAATTCTCACCGTCCCAAGCTGAGTTAATACGTTCTCCTACAATTTTACTAAACGCTCGTAAGTCTTTACGATCCATAATATCAGATTTATTTAGACCTTGCCAAAAATAACAAAGTGAATGAATAGTTCTAAAATATATTAATTGATCAGGTTCGTATTGAAATTTATCTACAGCTCTAGTAAGAGCTTCAGTTGCAGCTTTTTTAGTGAAAGCAAGATATGCTAACTCGTAAGGTTTTATATCTTTTTTAAATAGTTCTTCTACAGTCTTTAATAAAAAAGTAGTTTTACCAGTGCCTGGTGGTCCAAGAACTATATTCCAACTCACATCATATCCTCTGTAAAGTCATGACCGTCTAAAGTTTCATCCATATAATCAAACTCAGGTATGTACCAGACGTTAGTACCTCTACCTTTTAAATTCCAGAACACATGTTTAGCTTTCATGTCTCGTAGTTTACTAGCTATCTTATTTGTTTCTAGGTCTGTGAATCGGTGTTTAACTAAAAATTCTTTTAAATCTTTTATTCTAAAATAAGTATAACCTTTTTCTGTGTATGGCTTACCCAACAATACTTCCTCACGTGTACTGGCTTGTGCTAAATCTGTACAGAAAGATTCTAGTAATTCTTTAAACTGACCGTCAAGAGATATGTCATTACTAACTTCTATAATTTCCATACCACCATCCATAAGAGTTTGAATCTGAGCTTGCCATGCACGTTCATTAGTTTTAGGTGGCATAATGTTTAACGTTTCCATACAGATACGTTGAAACTTAGTTTGATTTTGTAGTTGTTCTGTAGTTAATTCTAAACGCTTATCGTCAATAGACAAGAACCACAAAGGAGGTTTAGCATCTAACTTAGCTAGACTAGAAAACGTTGGTGAAGTATTACCTTTACCTACCCCAAACTTACACGTACGACACTTCTGGACGTCACAGTAAGAGCGTATAGGCTCATCACTACACTTATAGTTGTATTCTTTTTTATCTAGTGTACCTATTAAAGTGAGTACTTCTTTAGCTGGTAAAGGTGGGCTCACAAACTTACGATTATATTCTTCTATTTCTGTTTGCCATTTTTCAGGAGTAGCTTGTTTTAAATATACCCCTACATTAAACAAACCATTATTACGAGTACCTTCAGGGAAACCTTGTTTGAGTAATGTTTTTAAACACGGTGGTCCATCTTTTAATTCATCTACTTCTGGCACTGAAAGATTCATTAAGTCTTCGTGAGTTACCTTTCGTTTATTAACAAATTTGATAAAGTCTTGAGGACTTAAAGAATTACCTTTAGGATCAAATCCATATCTTATAGAAGTCTCACCTTCAAAATATGGCATATTTAACCAACTACCAATATCACCACGGTCAACTAACACTTCTCTTTGTTTAGGGAATATTTCTACCCCACCATAACCAAGTCCTGCTGCTAGTTCTCTAAGTTTATCTTGCATGTCACCAGCACTAACCCAATCAGTAGTGAAACAAAATATATGAGCACCACCACTTTTACTTCTACAAACGACTAAGGGTAGTTTAAAGTTTTCAATCTTTTTTACTAATGCTGGTAAGTCTAGTGGGTAAGTGTCTACATCTACTACACCCCACTTAACTAAGTTATCTTCATTGATAGGTATAATACCTAAACCTGTTTTACCTTCTAAATGATCTTGCCAGTTTTGTAGAGTTGCTCCTACAGTTTTTATGGTTCTGGCGACACCTTGTTTCTTTTGACCACTGCCTTCAGTATTTACATTAAATGTACCGTGGGCACGTTTAGAGCCGTCAAATATCTCATTAAATTGTTCTGTTAAATCCAAAGTTGCTCCTTATAAACATATAAAAGCTAGTGTAGTGGGAAGCCCTATTTAGTGGAGGACAAAGACTTGGAGGCTTCCCACCTCTCAGCATCACTAGCAAGACTGAAATAAATCCCAAGCCTTGTCAAACTAATAAATTAGAATGGAGCATCTTCAGTAGTAGATTCACTATTAGATGAACCTAAATTAATATCACCTACGGTAGAAGAAAAGTCTTTTGCTGCCTCGTAGTATAACATCTCACTTTCTGCTAATGGTCCTAGCAAAGTAACGTTCCAACCAAACCACGTACCACGGTCATTAGACTCTTGCACAGTTTTCATAACGTACTTGTGGCTAAAACTAGGTGGGGTAAACACCTTATTATCAGACCGCATTTTAATACTCGCCATTACTGAGTTCCATGTACGAGACTTTTTAAGCTGTGTACCAGCCATAGGTATCATGGCTTGATCATAACTACCGTCTGAATTTAATACAAGTACAAAATGGTTAGCACTAGTCTGAATGTAGTTACCGTTTTCTAACATATCTTGACCTATTTGATTCTTAGTAGTTTGACTAAGTATCGCTTGGTCTTCATGCTGTTTAACTAAACCACCACCAGACTCACGAGGTTGCCACTCTAAAAATAAACGTTTATAGGAGACAGGTAAAACTATCAACTCGTTATCTTCATTGTACAACTTACTAGTCACGGTATTAATAACGTCACCAGCCGAAGCACCATCGACATACTTACCATCACGCTTATTAACTTCTGGGCTTAACGCTTGAAGTATTTTTAAACGAGGAATAGTAAGATCCTCTGCGGTTATATTTTCTAGACCACTGTTAGCGTCTTCCATAAAGGCAGACGGAACTGCGATACTAGTATTTTCTTTTTCACTTATTTCTTTTGTCATTTTTTAATTATCCTTGTTTTTTGACCTATATAAACATTAAAAGTTTCTAAGGGCAGGTCGGAACCCTTTTCCACTTGTTCCCGTACAAAAGCTTTTAGAGTCATAGGTTCTACCCACTTCTTTTGAGCAGTGCTGAACCCATTCCCTTCAAGCTCTTCTGCGAGCTTTTTAGCAGAGTTATCTTCCTCTCTACCAAAACTTACTGAAACTGTATTTTTAATAATATCTCCAAAGCCATTATCACCTAGCCATTGAAAAGCTTCGTCACGTTTATCTTCACTGATACGTGCCGAGTAATAAGTAGAAGTGCTTATTTTATTACCATCTTTTAAAGTAATCTCACTGAGTCCTAATTCACTTAACATACTTGGTATATCAACTTCACTAAGCTCTCTATACTTTGCTTTGACCTGACCTAGCTTTTCTTCAAGGTTTTTGATATTTTCATCAAGTTCTTGTATTTCATTTGCTTTATCAGATAACGCTTTAAGGGAAGCGTCGCCCATTGGTTTATCTATTGGTTCAAACATTTGTATTTACCTCTATTTTAAAATAATTAAACTCACGGTTATCCCATTTAAGTAAGTTAGCCTTACCTCCGTTACATAGTAAAGCATAATGTACACAAATACCTATAACAGCAGGATCACCGATTAAAAGTAGACAATCGTCATCAGAAAATTTTTGTAGTTTTTTACGAATCTTCGCTACAGTTGGTCCAGGGCTGAAGATCATATCTGGGTTGTTATCTAAAATAACTTCAAAGTCTCCAAACTTTGCAGCCGAGAGAATGTTCTTTTTGCCGTCGGGCTTTTGTACTACATATACTGTCATCTTGTCTCTTTTTCTCTAAAGTCGGGCTACCGTTACCAGTAGCCCTATATATTTGGAGAATATATATGATTATGAACTAACCTTAATTAGCTTTATCTAAGTTAAGTATATACGAGAAGTTAAAAAAATAAAGTACTATGTAACTATTCCCTATATATAAGTACAGTGGAAATAAAAAATAAAAATTTAAAAAATTTTAATTTTAGCTAATAGCGTCAATAGGATTTTTGTAAGCCCTAATAGATATTAGGGCTGGAGCGTATTGACAAAACCTATTAGTACCCTATTGGCATAAAACACATAATAATATTTTGGAAATTTATTGAAGTAGTTTATAGTTACCTATAAGAGACGAGACTAATGACAGATTTTAAATTTAAGACAAAACCATATGAGCATCAGCTTGATGCATTAATGGCTTCTCATGATAAAGATGAGTATGCTTTATTTATGGAGATGGGGTGTGGTAAATCAAAAGTAGTAATTGACAACTTTGCTTCTTTGTACGCTACAGCTAAAATCTACAACGTATTAATTGTTGCACCTAAAGGTGTATACGACAACTGGTACTCAAAAGAGATACCTATACACCTACCAGACCACATACCATACGACATGGTCAAGTGGCAAAGTAACCACACGAAAAAGTTTACTAAAGAAGTAGAAAATTTGTTTACTATAGATCACAATATGAAAATACTTGTGATGAACATAGAAGCTTTTAGTACTAAGAAAGGTGTACAGTTTGCTAATAGATTTTTACAACATAATAAAACTATGTTTATAATAGATGAAAGCACAACTATAAAAAATCCAGAAGCCAAAAGAACTGCTAGCTGTGTACGTTTAGGTAAGTACGCATATTACAGAAGAATACTCACAGGTTCGCCAGTAACTAAAAGCCCATTAGATTTATATAGTCAATGTATGTTTTTAAATCCAGCACTTTTAGGATTTAGTAGTTTTTATTCTTTCCGTGCTAGGTATGCAGACATGGTAGAAAAACGTGGTCAAGGTAGAACTTTTAAATTTGTCACAGGTTATAAAAACATGGACGAGCTGAATGAGTTAATAAATAAATTTAGCCACAGAGTTTTGAAAAAAGATTGTTTAGACTTACCAGAAAAAGTATATATAAAAAGAACTATAGAGATGACAGCTGAACAACAGAAAGCGTATAAAGAATTACAACGCTTTGCTGTTACTTTATTAAAAAATTCTAAGACAGTAACCATCAACCATGTTATAACGCAAATCATACGTTTACATCAAATTTCATGCGGATTCACAGTAACTGATGACGGAGTTACTACCGAAATAAAATCTCAGAGGCTTCCAGAATTGCTGTCTATATTAGAAGAAACCGATGGAAAAGTGATTATTTGGGCTAATTATAGATACGACATAAAACGTATAGAAAAAACATTAAAAGAAATTTATGGTGCTAATTCAGTAGGAACTTACTACGGTGGAGTAGAACAAGTTGAACGTGAAAGAGTTATAAACGAGTTTCAAGATCCTAATAGCCCTCTAAGATTTTTTGTAGGCAATACTCAAACAGGTGGTTATGGTATTACTTTGACTGCTGCTAGTACAGTGGTATACTACAGTAACAACTATGACTTAGAAAAACGTTTACAGTCTGAAGACCGTGCTCATCGTATTGGTCAAACTAATAAAGTTACTTATATAGATATAGTTTGTGAAAGAACTGTAGATGAAAAGATAGTAAAAGCTTTGCGTAAAAAACAATCTATTGCTAACTTAGTATTAGGCGAAGAAACGTTTACTGATTGGTTAAAATAATTTAACGACCGATAGTAGCTCTAGTATCACTAGGCACTAGACTAGTGATACCACTAAATACAGGAAAGTCCATAGTACCATAACCTCTATTATAGATATTATTTAATATTCCTTGTTGAAAATCTTGTGCTGGGTTGTAAGCAGTGTAATAATTACCTATGTTATCAAATCTATAACCATCTCCTACTACCCCTGAACCAGCGTCCCCTTCTGCTGGAGCTGTGCCTGTGTCTGGGCTAGGAGCAGGAGCAGGTGTCGGTGCATATAAAAAATTACCGTAAGTTTGCCTTTGCATTTGTAATAATCTATCCATGTCTGTGGTAGCTGGTCTGCTATATCCAGGATCAACTATTTGATCAATTTGTGGAGCTGTAAAGTAGCTACCTAAACCAGTCATACTGCCTTCTGGTACTTCTACATTAGGAGTAATTAAATTTCTATCATCAACTACAGGTGTAGCAGTAGTTATACCACCGTCCACGATTGTTGGGCTAGGTTCGGAAAAAACTGAAGGCGGAGGAGGAGCAACAT